ATCAGGGACGTGTTTGGAAAACGGAGTATGAATGAGTTTTGACTTGTTCTTGACCATAACGGGACCAGGTATTTTTCCGTAGTATTTCAAATTATGGAGATTTTCAAATCTTAGCGCACTCTTAGATATAGGATCACCTAGCTCCAAGTCAATATTCGTCGAAGAGCGAACTGGTATACCGTTAAGTCTTTCAAATGACTTGATATGATCAAGGATTTGATCAACTTTAAAGCCAGCCGCATACGCATAATGTGAATTATCGTTCCCTGCAAAATGTATCCCAGCCACACCATAGCCCTTCGGTAGAGCAACTATCAAAGGACTACCACAATCACCTTTACGATGGCCTGGTAGAGCATATGTAAATATATTCTCGATAAGAGAAGTTCTATTAGCTTCTTTAATTGTAAACGGTGGATGCTTCTCATAAAAATGTTTCCAACCTTTAATACTACACTCACCTTTGTCAGGAACATCATCATAACTACGTAAGAATTTAGTAATATCCTTGAAACGCACACCACTAAGCTCTACTAATGATATATCATTTTCTAATTCAAACACTCTACTTCCAGTAATCAACGTTTCAATATAACTATCAAAATCATATCTATTTCCCGTGTTACTAACCCTTAAGGATATAGGCCTTTTATCGCGCAGTGCATGGGAATTAATTAAGGCTATATTACCCTTAATCCCAAGTATATGAGTTTCAAACGGTTTTTCTCTATCTCCGAGATGTACGTATCTAATGTTAGAATCAATTAATGATCTAAACTCATCCAATGAATTATTGAAGACAGCTGGTTCGTAATGTCTATCATTCCAAACAGCATAATCCTTTGAGAAAATACGCTTGTAGGAAGATCCACAATGAAACATTTGCTCCTTATTTCGTAGTGCCAAATCGACTCCGTCCTCTGTAAAAAATGAAGATGCTTGAAAAGTGCCGCCATCTAATACATCTTCCTCAGTTTTGGAAGTAAATGTACTAGCAACTTTCTTGCCAACTTGATAGGCAGTATAAGAGGCTGCTATTGACGATAAAACACACAATATATTTTTCACCATCAGACCATGCACTTTCCAGAACTTTGAGACGTAAGGATTCATTGCAGATTTCGTGCAAAACAGTTTAGACTCTATATCATAAGTCCTACATGATATCTCAGCGTTAACCCACTCATCAATATAACTATATAACTTTGAAAAGACAAATTTAAGTATAAGTGAAAAAAGAATCAATACGAAAACTGTATAATACCAGGAGTTAAATAAAAAGAGTGCTGAGGTAAGTGTAAAACCGCCTAGAACCAATTTGTGAACGAGAGGAGAAATGTCTTTAGAAAAAAGTGTCCTACAAGCGCACAACAAAACGAGTACAAGCATATCAAAAGAACATTCCTTGAGAAGTCTGACATCATTCATAATGAATCTTCGGGAAAAGGAGTTAAAGAAAAAACCCTCATGACTAATAGAATTAGCCTTAAAGAAAGAATCGAAGTAACTATCACCACTTAATTTATCACTAAGTTCATTTTGCTTTGAAAAGTGGCTATCCATGATCTTAGTTAGCTCGTATACTAACTGTGATGAGGTGGCACATCTGAGAAGAGGTACGTATTCTGTCTCCTTAGCACTACACGCTCTATAAGTAAAAAGATCAAAGGAATAGATATCCAAGGGATCTACATCACTACCTATTTTTTCATGGTCAATAGACCCATTAGAGTGTGCATATTCTCGCTTAACTCTTACCTCCAAAAAATGGAATCTTCTCTTGAGAGCCGCTGGATTGGAAGTAGCTTCGTTAAGATTCAAATCAGGATTATTCGTATCAACAGTAATGTACTTAGAGTTAACGTATACTTTTCCTTTATCAGAAAATGCAAAATCTAACATCATTGGAACTCTATCCATAACTGAGTTTAACTCAACGAGCATAGGATCTCCTCTATTCTTTACTATATTTGAGGGTTCATTACCTAGCTCTGAATAATGAATGATGTTATGTGTCAACTCGTTAAAGCCTTCCCAATAATCGGAGCTCCTTACACGATAGAATACATTTCTTTTATTGTATTCCTGACCTTCCCTATATTGGAATAAGCG